CAGCATCAAGATACCATCATAATTCCCTTTGTTGATTTCAAAACTGCCTGGCTTATTAGTTTTTTCCTCAAGTTTTCTACGTGCACTCGCGATTTCGTTAAGAGTATTTTTTGTTTGCTCTAATTTTGTTAAATTTTCATACCAACCTTTGCCACCAATATAATCTGTGCCAGTAGAAGTTATCGTTCTTTCAATATTGCTCTTTAACCGGACAAGTTCTTTTTCCTTCTTCTTATATTCATTTACGAGTTCAGACAATCCCATAGAAGAATAGTCAACTTTAAACTTTGACTTACTGAGGCGAGTCTGAATCTCTTTTTGAAGCTCTTTCAGTTCTTTCGCTGGATACTTCAAATCAGAACGATTCGTGCGAATGCGAACTTCACTATTGCTGATAGCCTCTTTTTTCTTCTCAAGTCCATCAAACATTTTACTGATTTTCATTAGCTCAGAAAGTCCAGCAACGCCAGTAAAATCAAGCCCATGTGCAGATTTAGCACATTTATCAAGAGCGTCAGCCACTTTGAGAGCCTTTTTCTCAACAGAAGTCAATGTACGACTAGCCTTATTTGCTTCGGTTTCAACAACTATTTCCAAGCTATCTACTTCATTCTCCGCCCTTGATATCACCTGCCTCTCTGATTATTAAACGCTTTCGCCCAAGCACCGAATTCAATCGATGCTATTTCTGTATTCTCAGCAATTATTTCTTCTTCACTCCGATTGTCAACAATATTATCCTTAAAGAATATGTGCTTTTCCGGATATGAACTGTTTTTATTCACTACTTGTCCAATGGCTCTTAATACGTATGCACCAGTCATCCAAGACGTAAAATCAGCCATTTGCAATTGCTTCTTTTCCTGCTTTTCTTTTTCATCACGGTATACGAGAAGAGCTTTTGGAGACATCTTCAAAAATTCCGAATACCCGATACAGCAATAAGCAGCCATTGGAAGCCAATAATCGTAAATGAATTGCGTGCAACTACTAAATCGGATTACTCGTCCACTTCCACATTCTGCTCGTCTGTTTCCGCTTTCGCTTTCGTTCCTTTCTTCTTCGGCTCTGTTACTCCCAGAACCTTTCGGAAAAAAGCTGACTCAGCTACAGCCTCATAAAATGAACGAACGATATCTTTTACATCTCCACCACCTAAAACGTGTTGTTCAACCAGTTCTTCTGCGCCAGTTCTATCAAGACCTGTTGCAACGCATGTAAATCCCATTGCAATCAACATGTACTGATTCTTAGCAAAAGCGTCTGTGATTGAAAACCCCTGCTCTTCCATGTGGGTGAAGTCTCCGAATTTCATTTCTCCGACTTTGTACGTTTTTCCATTAATTTTTACACTTACCATTTTGGCTATCTCCTTTTTCTTAAAAATAAAAAGTAAGGAAACCATTGACGGCTCCCTTACCATAAAATCATCTTACCTGTCTACGCAAACTGTGTAGTAGCGTCTTTATTGTAAACCTCTGTTGATGGCATGATTGAAATAGTCATCTCTCTCAAACCATTTACAGCACCCTCATTAATAAATACGCTGTGCTGACCTTTCCAGCAATACTTTCCGTCTGCTCCGTCTTTACCGAAATCAAGCTCATAAATCTGTTCTTTATCAGAACTTGCTTTGATGTGTAATTTCATGTCGCAGCAATCTCTTTCGATATGCAGACTGCTCAATATCGGTCATATCTGGGAACGATTCTTTTTCAGAAGTGTCAGCGATTACTATAAGCTTTCCGTCAGCTGAACAATATCCATCAGCGCCGTTCTTTCTCATAAATTCATCTTCTGATCGTTTATGAACTTCAATTCTGTATTCAGTTCCAAGGATATTTACTGTCCTAACCATTTTTTTCGCCTTTCTGCTTCTTTAAGAATTCACTCAACAGTATCGGAGTTGCCGATGAAAGAAGTTCATTCATACATTTCGCGCAAAGCCTAAATCGTCTATGTGAGATTCCCATTTCAGAACTCTCGTAGTATTCTTTGTTGCCACAATTCTCACAACAAGAAACCTTATCCCATTCAATTGTTTTAATTTTGTTCGTTTTATCCAAAGCATCTAACCTCGCAACAATCTAATCAATTCATCAATCTCAGTGAGCGAGAAATAATTACAGTGGATCCTCTGCTCTATAAAGCTATTTACAGCTTCACTGCATTTCCCATCGGTCAAATCCAAGATGCAGTTCGCAAAAAGCTCATCATTTGAATAAATGCCAACCGGATTTATAAAGAGGATTTCGTAGATATCATTAATGATCAACCGATTCCCTTTAAAGCTTCCAGTTATATTAATGCTGGGATTCCGTAAATGATGTTTTATGTAACCTTGATGCCACACTGGCGTTTCCGTCAAACAAATAATCGTATTCACGTGATTCACTCCTACAGATATTCAAAAATCAATTAAATTACCCTCCAAAAAGAATCTATATTTTCAAGCTGAAACATTGCTTGTACTGAATCATTTTTGTAAAACAATATAATTCCATGTTCCGTATCAACTGTACATCTACTTGCTTCTACGTAATAAGCACAATCGCTTGTTATTTGAACGACATAGGTTGGAATAATTGGTTTGATTCCTGTATGCAT